GGCACCGGCTGTCATCTTCACTCTTACTGTCAGGTAGAGATATTTAGACAGCGATTGCCCTGCATCAAGGATTGGGAACTGCACTGTCTGGTCATCACTGACGTTAGCCGTGGCCGGGAACCCCATGACCAGGGCGTTACCTTCCCGGGAGAAAATAATATCCGCCCCATAAGATATGGCATTGGTCGGATAGTTTTTCGACGTGGGGCTGTTCACTGACATAGCGCTGAAGAAGTCGAGCGGACGGTTAACCACCGGCGTGTCGGTCACGTCCACCGATTCGAATTTTGTATTCGTACCATTGTCTTTCATGCCGTCAGTGAATGCGTATTTCCACGGCGCACCGCCGGTAGTCATGAAAATATTGCGAGTTTTGGTATTCAGGAATGTCGCGCCCTCGCAGGCAACGATATCGAGCGCCGGCAGATATTCGCCTGTATCGTGCGCCTGATATTGCCAGGGCTGGAACCACATCCCGTCAAAGACAGGATAGAGGCCGGAACGGATACGCAGACCGCCGTTCTGCAATGAACCGTTGTTATAAAAGTCCCTGAACCGCGCATTCAGTCCGGCATCAATATCAACCTGCGGCAGACTGGTGTAGTACCCGTTGGTATCTACCCCGTTAATCATTTTGTGCGTCTCACCGGAGAAGCCGTCGAAGCTGCACTGTTGTAACAGCAGTCGCGAATTATCATCAGCGTAAAAATGCGTGTTGAGCCGCGTGGATGTGAATACCGTTGACATGCGTACGTTGAAGCGGGCCCGGTCGTAACACCGGATATCCAGCGCCATTGGCCCTACCTCCTGGCCGATATCAGCCGCAGTCCCTGCAAGCTGGAGGTTATTTACATAACCATCTGTCCACGCCCCGGAATCCGCATCGAAATATTCCGACCACTGCGCGTAATGCCCCTCCTGCGCTGAGCCGCAGTCCAGCAGGTATATATTGGTTGCCGACAGCGACACAATATCCCGCCCCTCGCCAGCCAGCTTTTGAGGGCTGATACGGATGCCACCATGCCAGCAGTTGCGTGCAAAGACTCTGTCGACAATTGAATTAATGCACCCGTCTTCAATCAGGAAGGCGCCGACATAATCTCCACGCGTATCTCCCATTCCGTCGTAGGAGATGCCGATATTTGAAAGTCGCCGCTGTCCGCCGGTCGGACTCCACTTATGCAGAAATTCCCCGGAGGGGAAATTCGTGTGAGCGGCAAGGAAACTATGACCGGGTATCCCTCTCAGAGAGCGTGCATTCTGAATATAGGGTTGAGATACAGGGGTATTCCCGCAGGGCAGCCAGAGGTTTTTTCCCTTCAGTCTGGCGTATTCATCAGCTTCCGCAACAAACTCATACAGGTCGCCGATGGCATCAATGGTTTCGGCAGCCGTCAAATACGGGGAAATGTATTCCAGGTAATTATCGGGCAGCACTTCGGTAAAGTTAAACCCGTCCCGCCCGTCGATGATTTTCGCCATGTTGGTCGGGTTCCGGAATCGCTTCTTGTGCATGATCATGAATGTGCCGAAACCCGGTTCTTCTGAACCCAGGTTTGCGCGAAGAGTCGCATCGGTAACGTCGATCCACTTACCCTTTCCTGTACCGCCAGCCGTCGCCGGCGTGCTACCAGGTAAAACGACCTTAGGCATTACGCCATCCCAGCGCCAGTATTCGTCCGTGGATTCCCACAGAAGAACCTCAAAACGTTGAGTGAGTAGCGATCCCTGCTCAAACGAACCTATGGCCGGAACGTATCCCCATAGCCCCGTTCCTGCAGGGTCCTGCAGTTTAGGCTGACCAGCACCGTCAAAACCCAACCCCTTCCAGGCGCGGTCTTGGGCCGATGGTAGCTGGCTTATATAGGAGTCAGGGACACGCAGCGAACGATTAAAGTTGCTGGTTATCTGCTGCTGCAGATCGATATCACTACTATCGACGTAGCTTTTTGTTGCGGCATCCTGCGCCAGTGAAGGATCACGCAGGTTACGAATACGGTTATTGAGCGCGTCATAATAGTTAGCGAAGATATTTGGCTTTTTCAGAGCCAAAGAGTCCCACCACCAACCGAATTTTTGGATAAGCATAGTCAGTTTATCAAGCGCGCGTTCATGGCTTGTCGCAGGAAACTTACCGGTCGCCAGATAACTGGTTAACTGGGTCGCATCGGGATCACGATAAATCAGTAGCGTAGCGCCACTGTGTGCGGAGAGCAAAGTCAGCTGACCGCCATTCTTATCGCCGGCGCCGTTCAGATAATAATCAACGTCAATTGTCAGCGTAGTTTTGTTAAAGTCGTCACCGTTCTGTGTATACAGTTCCGCGACAATATGCCCGTTTTCAATGAAGTAGAAAGGGATGCTAAAAGGGCCAGTGCTGGTTGATAGCTGATACTCAACCGATGAAGTGTCGTTCTCGACCATCATCTACTCCAAAACAGTTCGACATGTGTGGCATTGTCAGAATCGTTTTGAAGCTGGGCAAAAGTAAGGCCGCAATATGCGGCCCTGAGGGGTTATTTCTCGGTGGTTTCCGATGCTTTGGCTGCGACAGCATCATCAAATTTTTTCTGGAAGTAGGCCCGGATTGACTTGTAACCGCCCGCTACCAGATATAGAGCCGATACCACTACGCTGAAGTAAAGTAATCCCATTTGCACGTTCGTCATTTTGTCTCCTGTCTTTTCTGTTCAATCTGGCGAATACCAGCCAGCTGGTTATTTGCTTTTTCAATGGCAGCAAGTAATGGGGTTATCCATAAAACAGCCTGGCAATATGTCAATTCGCCGGCGGTAATGGTGCCAGTACTGGGCTTGTCAGATCCGCCGGTATTGGTGTGCACTGCGCTGGAACGTAAACTGTTCGTGTATTCGAGCAGCCCACCAGAAACGTCAGCAGGAACAGGCATATCACACGTTTTTTCGCGCTTGAGAATCGTTCGATATTCAATGATTTTTTCCTCTGTACCGGCATCTACTGCCCTGTTTTTTTCCTGGACATCGCCGCTTATAGTTTGAAAAGCAGCGATATTGTCCGCCTGTATTTGGATAACCCTTGCCTGCAGCGTCACCTGACTTTCAGCAGTTTCAGCTCTGCTGGATACCGAGCTATATCGATAGCCCAGCCCTGCGGCGATTGTGAGCCCGATGATAAGAAGAAGCATAATAACTGCCGCGGCGATGGATTCTGGTTTCACTTATCGATCCCCCAACACGTCAAGGCGCTTTCCTGGTCACGTCGCTCAACCTGACCGTAGCAACCTTTCTTCTGGCCTTTGGTGAGGCGGCAGTCACGGCCACCATCAAAGATCCAACGACGAATTTCAGAGCACGCCCCTTTACGGTCGCCCGCATTCAGCTTGCGGTAGAACGTGCTGGGGAAACATTTCCCCGGCCCGATGTTGTACGGGCAGAAGCTGGCGATACCAACTCTCTGTGGTGCCGTCAGCGGGACCCTGATGTTCTGGTCAACCCACGCCAGCGCCTTGTTACGCTCAATAGCGTTTACCTGATCGCATTTGGCCTGCGTCAACTTCATACCCTTCGTTACTGGCTTGCCGTCAATGCGGGTTGCCCCCCGACAAATCGTCCAGACACCAGACCCGTCAAGGTATGCAGTTAGACTGTTGCCCTCTTTCTCGTTCAGGAACTGATCCATGAGCGTTGGCGCGGATGCACCGGCGGCAATTAGCGCCAGCATGGCTGCACTGAGCTTTGCTTTGGTCGAAGCCATATTATTCTTCCGAGAACTTGTCGCGGCGGTACGCTAGCCACTTAAAGTAGATGTTTACAAATAGGGTCAAAGCCGTGAACACAAGACTGCCAATAACGCCAATGGCGGCCCACTGCCCGGGAGTGTATGAATCAAGCAGACGTGTAAACCAGAATGTCGCACTAGTCGTTGATGTTCCTAAGGCGATCACCTCGGAAACTCTGTGTGTCATTTTCATCGTTCCTTACCTCCCGGCAGGGATGGCTGAGTTAAAACAGGCAGGTCCGATTGTGATTAGGATGGTATAACTGGGCAAAAGTTGAGTATCAGTCTGGGTTTACCTCAGAACACTCTGCTATAGTCAGTTTTGGACTAATCCGGCGCAGTGGACTTAGTGCTTTCTGATTTAATCAGGTTTTCACAAATTTTGTGAATATTGGGAGTGTAAACATGACAGCAGAAATCATTGTAAAAAATCCTGTGGCTTGTGCGTTAGCTGCAGACTCAGCAATGACAATGACAGGTGGAAATAGCGGCACAGTTAAAATATTTAACAACGCAGAAAAAATATATCAGCTATCAAAGCACTACCCAGTAGGTTTAATGGTTTATAACAATGCAGACTTTTGCGGAACCCCTTGGGAACTTTCTATTAGAAGCTTTAGAAAACTACATGGACATGAAGAGCATAGTACAATAAGAGATTATTTAAACTCATTCCTAAGCTTCTTGAACTCTACTTATAACATTACTTCGATTGCTAAAAGAGAAGCTAAGCTAAAAGAAATATTCAGGAGATACCTAAAATTAAACTATGATGATCTAAGTCAAAAAACACTTCATGTTGCTTTACCTGAATCAGATGAAGAAGCACTTAATATTATCCATCAAAGATTAGCTAACTTTTATGCTTCTGAAAATGAGTTTTTAGAAAGAAACCCTTTTTTTGAAGGGTTTGATGAATCAGATGTTATTAATGCCAGAGAGTTTGTCATTAATAACTATCTACAAATAGCGTTAGATATTTTCCCCAATAATGGGGACCTGCCAGAACATCTTAAAACACAGCTCATAAATTTCTTCACTTTCATAATCTGCAAAGAGAATGTCACATCATTATATAGTGGTCTTGTTTTTGCTGGCTTCGGTTCTGATGAATACTATGCATCTATCATTACAATACAAATTTATGGAAGCTTTAACAATAAAGTAATGTATAAAATAATTCATGGTAAATGCTCAAAATCAGACCCTGACAACTCAGTAATAATACCATTTGCATCGGAAGATGAAGTGTTCACCTTCGTTAGAGGTTTTAATAATTCAATTATTAATTTCATGGGTAATACAGTATCTCAATTATCGAATGTAATACTTGAAAATTTGAGGGAAAGAGGCGTAAATGATGAAATATCAGAGCAAAAATTAATATCATTAAAAGATGATATCATAGACAGAGTGCAACGATATTGTGATGAAAATTTCACACAAAAAGTAACAAACATGCTAACTTCTTTATCAAAAAAAGATCTTTCTTACATGGCTGAATCGCTTGTAAACCTCAGCGCATTTAAGTTAAAGATTTCAGACTCTTACGAGACCGTCGGGGGTCCAATTGATGTTGCAATAATTTCAAAAACCGACGGTTTTGTATGGATAAAAAGAAAGCTTTACTTTGATAAAAATCTTAACAATAATTAACCAATAAATTATGAAGGGTGTCATTATGTCTTTAGCTAACCATATGAAAAAATTGAGAGTTCTGGCAAATCAAAAGCGATTCGAGAGGAAAGATTCTGCTCCTCAAAACCTTACAGCTAATGCTAGTTTCTCTTCAAATAAGAATTCCTAAACAGATTGCTGGAATGCAACAGCCCACCATATGGTGGGCTTTCCTTACATTTTACTCAACATCTTGATTTCCTCTTCCATTGGCTCGACAAACTTTACGTCCTCAATCGGCACCAGTTCAGGTTTGCCATCACGCAAAACTATGATGTGTCTGTGCTACCAGTCGATCCCAAAAACAAAGTGACGGTACTTGGAACCTCGCAACATGGCTACCAAGTGCGGAAACGGGGGCATGATGCCGTATTGTTTTTTAGCCATAGGGAATCCTTCGCTTTGGTACTAATCTGCCTGAGTGGGCTAGTTCTTGCTCTCTAAATCACGGATCCGCTGCTGCTCTTCAAGACGTCGCCTTTTTATCCATAATGAAACAATGTCATTTGAGATTTCATTCTCTAGCGATCTTTTATTTAAAAGCAGCAAGATAAAACAAACCAAAGATGCGATTGAAGTAACCAGCGCTACATAAAAAACATTCTCAAGGTCACCATGTCTTGGCCCATAATAACCGCCATTAAAAACCGCATAAATACAGAAAGACAGGCAACACAACGATGCAGCAATCCCAATCTTTAATATATATCTCATTTATTTTCCCCATCCGAACAGTTATCGCCCAAGCATAAACTGAGACGGAGGAATGATAAAGTCATTTCCCTGTTCTTCCTTCACGCGCTGCTGGTAGCGTTGCAAAGAGCCAGGCGACATCCATTCCCGCATCTGGTTCAGGATCAGGAAGTCCATTACCGGGCGCACCACATGCAGGTTCATGTACGGCGTGTGGTTTATCGCAAAGTTGAAGTAATCAGCGGCTTTTGCATCCCCCTGTTTCGTCAGTCCAAAAAGATTAACCAGTTGTGCTGCATCTGATGCAAACGGACCAGCCAGCGACGTCGCCGGGGTATTTCCGAACCGGTTGTACTCCCCAAAGAGGAAATCCCCCAGAATACCCAGCCCGCCGCCCTGCGCCATGGCTGCTGTCCATGTACTGACATTATCGGCCGGGCGCGGAGTCTGGCCCCTAAGCATCAGCTTCGTCTGCATGGAGAGGTAACCGAATGCCGTCGCCCACAGGAAAAGCTGAGCAACGCCCATCAGCTCACCGTTTCCATTACGCATAGCCCGGATTAGGGCGTTATTGCGAAAGGTAACATTCTGGCTTAGTGAACCAAAATCATAACCGCGTCCGTAGAGCTCTCTACCGATCGCGTTCTGCATAAAGCTGGCTGTAAAAGATTTAAACTGCCATGCAAATCGTAGCATTTCGCCATAGGCGGTGCCTCGCTGCATTCCCTGCTTCATGATCGACATTGTGCGTGCATCCGGTTCGTTCAGAGCTACACCAACGCGATCGAGTATATAACCGCGCACCTTATCGGAGAGAAGCTCACGAGCATATTCCACTGAACGATCATTGATTTTTATCCCGCGGTTGGTGAGATAATTCTCAATATCTGTTCGTGGTATATCTGCTACTCCGTCAGGAGTCATGTAGGCGTTACCGTCCGCTGCGCGCAGCTTCATTTTACTGAGCGCTGCCCACTCATTTTCTTCAATGCCATGCATCGAGAGAACCCGGCGCAGTTCTTCCGGCACATCACCAAATGATTTTCCGGCGTGCGCTCCCAGCCACTCAGCAACCATCATGCCAGTGCTGTAGCGACTGCTGTTCGTCCACCAGTTTTGCAGATTCAACCGGAAGTAATGCCGCATCGCACGGTTCATCCTGCCAGGCATCGAATGGTCGGCGCTGAAGCGGTATATCAGTTCATCTTTCATAGCGTCAGCATGCAGCCCTATCGATTTCAGAACCTGCTGGCGTTCAGCACCTTTCCATCGCGTCAACTGGACTTTATTGCTGGTTGCTTCCCACACGGCGCCGAGCATGCCGCGCCCCTGATAGCGCATCTCCATTGCCTGGGTAGCGATATCGTTGAAAGAAGAAATCATTGAACCACCCAGTTTCATCATAATTTCCATAGCGCGGGCGGTTGCGGCGATGCGTGCCAGCCCGGCATTACCGGGGATATTGGTCTGGCCTGTGATTTCCTTTAACTGGTTTGTCAAAGATGTGTTCCGCTTCTGCCGGAATTTATTCAGCGCATTGTCGTCTTTCGCATCCTTGTAGCGCTGTTCAATCCGGTCGGCAAGCTCATTAAACATGTTTTCCGGATTGGTACCCATACGCCGCATCAGTCCAGTAGTTTCAGCTGAATGAATAAGACCGCTCCCCACGGCTTCACGCAAGTTACCCACGCCAAATTTATCGTTGTAGCGGTACCACGACAGACCGTCTTTGAAATGCAATACGCGTTCCTGGCTCGCTCGGCGCGCAACGTTGGTGCTACCGCCTTTAAACCCTGTCATCCAGTCCGGGCGATCAGTACGTAAATGGACGCCGGAAGACAGCCCCACGTAAACGTTATGCAAAAAATCGTCGATGACCGCCTGTGATGGCGATAGTCCGCCTGGCGCTACCGGATCAAAACGCGGGGTCCGCCCGGCGACGCTCACCCACTCGCCGCCGTCATTCCGGAAACCAACGATATCACCGAGATCGATATCCTGCCCGTTAGCCAGCAAATCACCATTGCGGAAATTCGCCCGCACTACCTGCCCGTTACCGCGCATGAGATCGACATTTTCGCTGATAATACCTTTGATATAAAAAC